AGCGAAGCAAGCTTCTGCCTGTTTTTGGACAGTATCATTAACAAACTCTTCAAGCTGTTTCATAATAGGCTGAGAGGTCTCACCTATTTCTTGCTTATCGGTTTGTTGTTTAGCCTCTAGGATTAGCTGTCCGTATGTTTTATGGCTATTTCGTACCATAAGCCTCTTGCAATTCTTGATTAGCTTCCCTTAAGATATCCGCTTCGATATCTGAGAAATTGAATAGTTTCTTATCTATAAACCCAGGAGGATTATCTTGATTGAATCGTTTGATGTTTAGATTTGAAAAACTAATTTCACTTCTTTTATTATAAATTTCTGTTATTTCAAAATTGGTATAACCCAATTCGATAAATTCTCGAATTTTTGAAATTATTAACTCATTCGTTTTTGAACATAATTGAAGTCCTGCAACAGATTTATCAAACCTTCTTCTTATAGGTCTTAATCGATTTAAAAATTCACTTCTTTCTTCAGCAAAAAGATGTTGAGGATTACAACAATTTATATTAGTGCATCGATGAGTAATAAACTTTCCTTCAGGTATAGCACCAATAAATGTTTCATATGACAATCGATATACTGTAATTCTTTTTCTATTCCATGTAGTTGAGACACCTTTAGATTTTCTCCATTTCCAACATCCATTTTCATCAATGAAAACCCCAGCTTTAACATAACATTCAGGAGAACAAAATTGCTTTGATTTCGGAGCTTCTTTTTTACAAAAAGTGCAAATATTTTTTTGGTCATGGTATATTTTATAATGACATCTTGTACATACACATTTTTTCTTGCCATAGGTAATTCTAATTTCTCCGCAATGAATACACGGTTTATCTGTATTCCTATATTTTAAACTCATCGTATCATCTTTGCTCCGCCCAAATAGAGATCTCTACTACTATGTTGTGAGCCTTGTTGTGGGTTTTTGATATAACCAGATTGCTTAGGCCTAAGCTTTGGCAACCCTTTAATCTTTGGTGGTATCATTGTCATGATTACCTCTTATGTTTATCCATATGTGCATGTGCTTCTTTTAGTTCTTCTTTGGAGTGTTTCATGGACATTCTAACGTCCATTTTTCTGATCCCTTTTTTTTCTTTCTTTGACATTTTTGAGGGAAGAGGATTTTCGGAAGACCCTAAAGGATGTGATTTCTTTTCTTTATATGATTTACTATGTTTCATATTATTTCATCCCTTTCTTTATATTAGTTCCATCAGTTCCTTGGCGATTATAGTTCTCTTGCAATGGCAAAGGGGGCTTACCACCTGGTGGGGTAAATCTTGGCCTTGTAGAGCTTAAATCTCCATTTTTAGGCACAAATGGTTTCTTAACTGATTCTATAATTGGTGTCCGAGGCATATAATTTCCTTTGTTGTTTATAATGCTACTTATATACAACTAAATATTATTTTAAAACATGCCGGAGGGAATTGCACCCTCGACCTCTCCCCATTTATAAGTTTAGTGGCCCACTTCCTTCATCATGGATCATTGCGCTCTCACTGCTGAGCTACGGCATGATATATTATTTATTCATCATCTTTTCTCGTGTATAGTGGCCTTTGTTCAATGATTTTTCATCATGAGCATCTATTTTATTACGTACTTTTTCATAGCTATTGCTTGCACCTGCTGGAGGCTTTGGATCATGATTTTCTTTAATCTTAATATAATCAGGCCCGCTATCTCCTTTACCTTCACGTCCACCCATTGATGTATTTTTATGGCTATGTCCCATTGTTAGCTCCTTGTTGGCTAATTTGTTGTTTGTTTTGACTAACTTCTTGTTGTCTCATTTCTTTTTCATGCTGGCTATTTGAGATTGTGTGGATTAGATCGAATACTTTGACGAAGTTATCTGTATCCATTGTCTCAAATTCTTTAACCGCCTTAATTTTTGCTAATGTACCTTGATCTCTATCTTCATGTGCACGCGCTATTCGCTCTTCATTGATAGCTTTGTCTAATTGAATCTTAGCTAATCTTTCTTGACCTAATGATTGATCGGAAAATGCTTTTGATTCAAGGCTATTGTTAACAACTTGCTGGTTTTGCATTTGGAGTTTGTGAGCTTCCATCTCCATTTGTTGTTGTTGTTCTTGTGTTTTTTGGATAGCTTCGACCATCTTGTCTTTATCTTGAATAGTGAGATCTGCAAGTAGTTGATCAACTGGGATCGGTAAACCATCTTTCCAAAGGCTATATTTTTGCAGGTAAGCAAGCTGCTTGGTGGTCGCAGTAAGTGGCGCATTTGTAACAACTGCATCATATTTCTGAAATGACTTATCTCTAAATTCATTTGTTGGATCCTCCTGGATCATCCTTTTAATTTTGCCAAGAGTATAGTTTTTCTGAATAAGCGCCCAATGTAATCGCCCCGCATTTCTTTGGGATAAGTCAAGGTTATCGAACAACTCTTGCAATGTCGTAAGAGCAGCTCCTTGTCGTAATTGTTCGGTAATACCAACGTCCGAATCTTCAGCCTGTCCCAATAATTCCGGCGTGACCCCAGCATTGCTTTGTATGTCCTCTTTTAAAAATTGTGTAGCTTGATAATTGGCAGGATTAATATTTGCGCCTGGTTTGTCAACAAGAGAATTAAGCCTCCCTTTTTTGAAGAATCTAACTTTACCAGGCCCTACTTTGAATGCGTCTGAATCATCGATGAGTGAATCCTCTTCAACATCCACCCCGCTAAATTGAGCAGCGAGCAAATCAAGTTCAAGTTGCTTTCTGTAAGAGTGTAAATAGACGGGATCTCTAATATTTCTAATAATACCTTGATAACGAAATGAGTAGTTATTATTTGCCAAATCATGATAACCCACGAATGGAGTGTAAGGGTACATATCTATGCCGAGAGGATTAGGACCATTGTAAAAACAAACGTTATTAACAATGATAGCAAGATGAACAGTCGGCACTTTTTCTTTGACCACGACGACATCAGGATAATGACTCCTTAGATTATGCATATCTTCTTTATCAAATTCTACTTCTACACTTTCATAGGTCTCAGGGTCTACAATGAATGTTGCATTGCGTTCCGTTTGATACCAATATTCATCGTATGCCAGAAAATCTTTACGTCTTATGTTATATTGTTGGGGCATGAATGTGAATTTAGTATCGAAATAGGCTTGGGTATTTAGTAGATCTATATCTGTTTCACGACCTGGGAGCATAGCTTTGACTTGCTTTTTATGAAGATATTTACGCGTGCGTATAAAAAGGCAGTCGCTGAGATCCATTTCACGCCAAAACGCATCCATCATTAGCATATCTGCGCTTAAGCACTCTGTCCGCAGGTTACCGCATATAGGATCTTGTCTATAATCTATCCACGAATGCATTAACGATAAACCTGTGATTCCTGGACCTTCCTTGAAGCAGTTGCTTATTGTGTTGTACGTATCATCATTGTTATAGGCAGATTGCATGCACTTTGTAGCTTGGGATGCAGTTTGATCGCTAGAACCATGAACTGACATAATTTGTGTAGCTTTGCGATGCTGTCGTTGCCTACCGCATACCATGTTGACAACTGGCATGCTATTGTTGAATACGAACTTTAATTGCTCGTAACTTAGACCAGTATACGAATTGAGATTGCGCTGGTCGCCGAGGTATACTTTGCGATCTATGAGTTGTTCCCAAAAGAATAGCTGCCATGCTGAAAGATTTTGCATATAACGCTCATCTGCTTCAGCAACGATATTGCGGTCGCCATCCTTGTAATAACCTGAATACACATTGGGAACGACTTGTGACCTTTCTAAGGCACCACTAGTAATATCTCACCTCAATTTTTTATTATATCATATCCGTACTGTTTCAAAAATTCAATACACCATTCTATTTTTTGATCCAATCTCTGTCCTGGTGGTTGTGATCTATGCCATAATTCCAAATTTTCGATTCTATTATCATGTCTAATCCCATTAATATGGTGAACATTTTCACCTTTCTTTAAAGCCCTTCCTAAATGTTCAGACATAATGAGTGTATGTTCAAACATGGTTCCTTTTTTATCAGCATTAGGATGGCCTCTCAATTCTAATTTACATATCTTCTTATACCCATTTGGGCCTATATATCCTGATCCAGCCGGCGCATTTAATAATGGCAACTCTGTATCAATTCCTCTTTGTTTCCTTCGATAATCCCTGCACATCTTTTTATGCTTTTCTTTCCAAGCTGCGTTCTTTTCTTTTAAGTGAATGACATAACAATAACGACAAAAATCACTGTCAATATCTTCAACCGATTCTCTTATTTTTTTACAATTTTTGCATTTTGTGCCTATTAAATCCTTTTTAAACACTTTCGGCTTGAACGAAGGTCCAGCTCTTTTGACTCCATAATAGCAAGATTTACAAAATTTAATATAAGGATCTTCATGACCTCTCTTACAATGCGAACATGTTCTCATCTTTTCCTCACTTTAACACATTATATGCTAAACGTTAGGTAAAGATCAATATTTATTATCTCCCAAAAGGTCTGTTTATACCCGTATTATGTCCATGCGTTGGCATTGGCTTTGGTCCGTAGCCTGTTTGTGATTTAAGTTTTGTTAAACTATCTTTAGTCATGGTGCCAGGGCCTTTGCCATACTGCAATCTTGCATTAGCCATATACCTAACACTATCAGCGCAATGACTAGACCAATCGTGTACAGGTGAATCACTATAGCTATTAGTTTTTTCATTATAGTTTTTTCTGTAATTTTCCAGACATTTAATTAAATGTCGACACTTTTCGCTATCTATATAGGCTATGCTTAGTAATGATCGAACGGCTTCTATGC